AGGCAATCACGGTACTCTTCACCGAAGCCGATCTCAAAGTCAGTGATTGCCTGGTAGTCTTCAGCCTCGAGCAAGGCCTCAACACGAGTGGTGGTGTCTGCGATGATCTTGTCCCAGATAGGCTTTGCAGCATCCTCGAACTCAGTCTCGAGTGACGCGAACTTCTTCTGAAGCGAGCTGAAGTTCACCTTCGTTTCGGCTGGGGTGAGCGGTCGTTTCCACCGCTCATCGGCTAAAAAATGGCGTGATTTCCTCGACAGTTGTGGCTTCGGTGTGAAGTCTTTGACAGGGTTCAGGATCTTGTCGATCTCTGCTTCAGATAAGAATGGGAAGGCAGCGATGATCGTTGCGCGACCACTATCGAATGGCATCTGCCCAGTGGCGATCTTGTTCACAACCTCCAGGAGGCTGCCGATTTGAGCACCGTTGAGGGCTTGCTTTGCGATCTCGGCCGTCTGATCAATAGCACCAGCGATCGATTGAGGTTCGCCTGCAGGAGTGCCAGCGTCTTCCTTCTTCTTCGATGCTTCATCCTTCGGGATCTCGATCTCGAGCAGGTCGGCCATACGTTGAACGACACCATCGAGAATATAGTCAGGGACTTTGCCTGGCTCTTTGTCGAGTACCTTGGCGAAGGTGTCCTTGACGATATTGGTGGTTGCAGTCGTGAGGTCTGCGAACTTGAAGGTCGGGTAGTGTGGGACCTCGAAGTTGTAGTTGATCAAGTCGGCCACGATGTACGCAGTGATGTGCTCTTCGAGATTGTCCATGAGTCCACGAAGGGCCAGGATGAACATATCGCTTTGATCGGAGCTGAGCGCCCATGATCCAGTTGATCCACCTGAGCCGAGCATGATGAAGTGAGCCAGGATCGAACGGGCCATCGCAGCGTCGTGGTGATCGATGAGAGTCATCGGATCAATGCGGCCACCTTGCGGAGTTGTCGCCATGGTCCAGCCGTTTGGCAGTGCGGCAGAGCTGTTTGTTGCGAGCTCATCGAGCGCAGCTACTGCAGCATCGACGTCATCCTGGTTGGCCTTTGGTGGTGCTATACCGATCTTCGGAGAGATGGCGAACTGTTGAACAGCTTGGTGCGCTAGATAATAAAGGCGGTGCTTTTTGTCATAGTGATAGAAGGCAGCACGGAACGCTGACTCACCTACGAGCCAGTTCTTCTCTTTGCCGAACGTGAACAGGAATGTCTTCTCACGAGGGATCAGGACAGTCTTCATCTTGCCATCGATCCAGGCCTCTTGCTTTGCACCGTTGAACCCGCCGCGGTCGTCGGCAAGGATGGTCAGTGTTGAGTTGTCACGGCTGGCGATCTTCCTATAGACGAGCTTGCCATCTTCGTTGATGGTCCAGACCTTCTCGAATAATCGATAGCCCTCGAGCACGGCACGAAGAGCGTCAGCGATGACGAGTGAGAATGGTGTGCTCATGCCGCCCTTGTATGAAGGACGTGTCAGAGCATCACGAACGAACTCTGCCTGCACGCCACCGACATCATCAGGATCGGCTTCGATGCTGTATGGGTTGGCCATGATCGGCAGGGTCATGATGTTGTAGAGAGCGGAAGCGGTGCCATCTTCCTGGCGCATCTTGACGAGATCCTTGACTGTGATCTTGTCGGCGCTGATCACCTCACCATTGAACAGCAAAGAGGCTGCTCCGTTGGCGGTGGCGGCAGAAGTCCCCACCTCGTCGTCGGTCTTCGGTTTGCTCTGACGAGCGAGGTTGATTTTGAATGGCCCTATTTGCATATCGATTGGTCTTCCTTCTTACGTTTATATTAGAAGTCTTTGGCCTTATTGTACAGCCCTGATGTTCTTTTTCCCACAGCCGCTTTGACCTTTGCGCCGTCTTGTGCCATGAAGTCTGATGCGAACGCGTACACGATCGAGTCGGCTTTGTCTGGTGAACGGTTCAGATCCTTCTTGATCTCGTCCTTTGATTGGACCGCGATGCCCTGGCGAGTGACCGAGAACTTCATCACGGCCAGCTCGGCATGGAGATCGGCATCATCAGGCAGCGCCACCTCACCTTTTTTGACGAGCTCAGCGAAGTGATAGTACAGCTGCGATCGGAGGTTTGCGAAGCGGAGACCCTTGAGTGACTTGGCACCTTCCTCTTCATAAGCCTTCGCGTTGTTCATGATCTGGATGATGTTGGTATAGCCATCGTCTTCCAGGATGTCGGCAACTCCACCACCCACACCGTCGGTGTCGATTGAGATCCAGTCCTGTGGGCCGAGCAGCTTGAGCCGACCTGCAGTCTGGGCAGTGTTCTCTTTGCCGTGAACGATTTGATCGTGGACATAGCCACCTTCACGTTCGGTGATCACCGTCTTGTCATCACCATATCGAGCAGGGTCAGCTGAAGCGGATGGCCTGCCGAGGAAGGCCTTGCGAGCAGCCAGCTTCTTTGCTCGAGTTTGCGGGCTGTCGTTCGGGTTGCTCGTGTCGTCGAGCTCTTTGCGGAGTGCGACAGCGTTCTCGATATAGTTCAGCGGGATCAGCGTGTTTGCCTGGGCCGACGGGAACTCACCGAACACGCGGCTCTGGACGATCGGGTTATTGTCGCCGTGGCGAGTGATCATTTCGAGCGCCCACTCAGGTGTGATCAAGTATGGGTGAGTGATCTCGACATTCTCCATCTTCACAGTCTTCAGATCGCGGATGTTGCGGATGCCGTTGTTCACGAAGTTCGGTGTGTCGAAGCATGAGATGTGGATCCTTTTCGTGCGGCTGCCGTCTTTGTGGTGGCTGTCATAGAAGCGCCCAGATAATGATGTCGGGTTTCCGATCAGCAGCAGGCGAGCGCCCTGGGTGGTCATGAGCGCATCGATCGCGGTGAACACTGCATCACTCACACCTGCCGCCTCATCGACGATGATCAGAATGTGGCCGCTCTTCGCGTGGAACCCTTGGAAGCGGTCAGGATCGTTCGTGCTGATGCCGATCGCATACCACTCTTCAGAAAAGTCCAGGCGTGTCTTGAGCATCTTGCCGCCGAGTGGGACCTTTGCCTTGCGGTGGGCACCACGGATCTCACGCCAGATGACGTGTTCAACCTGTCTGAATGTCGGAGCAGTCGTGACGACGATGCTATCTTCGTATGCTGTGAGGAAGTCGAGTGCTGCGCGGCTGGCGGTGTATGACTTGCCGACGTCGTGGCATGATCGGACCGTTGTGACCTTATTCACGCGGATCGATGAGAGGATGTCCTTCTGTGCTGACCATGGCTCCTCACCGATAAAGTTCCGAGTGACGAATAATGGATCGAGCTCTATGGCTCTATGAAGGGCCCTGATCTGGCGAGCTTGTTCCTTCTCCATCCAGGACCTCCTTCGCCGCCTTCATCATATCTGCGAAGCCGTTCCAGACGTTGTCACCGTCCTTGCCCGTGATCGAGTTGATGTTTGTCGGTAGGTTAAGCACAACACGTTCGCCGTCCTGGGCAACTTTGAGCGCCTTTGCAAGCGACACAATATCGCCAGGATCTGACTCATCACTCAACTTGTCGATTGAGAGCATGATCTTCTGGGTGAGCGTGGTGTAGTTTGACAGATGTCGATCGTTGGCTGAAGCCTTTTTTGTGGCCAGTCGTTTGAGCATCATGTTTGTGGCTTGTTCTCCGAGTCTTGTCCGCAGTCCGCCCCACCCTTCTTTTGACGCGTGCTCTTCAACGACACGAGCACTGACCTTGTACTTCTTGGCAAGTTCAGCCAGCGTGATCGTGGCATCGCTCAGGTAGTCCTGGAGCGGCTCAGACCAGTCGATCTTTGTGGCACGGACAGGGGCCTTCTTTGCGACAGGCTTCTTCTTCACCACCTTCTTCTTCGGAGCACTCTTGAGCTGGACCTTCTTCAAGGCCTTCTCTGCTGCTGCCGTCGATGGTTTTTTCTTTGCTGCCATATACCCTCACTATACACCTATGTCAAGTCGTCTGATATTGTACCGTCACACAACGGTAGTTCACCGAGCTTGTGGGCCTCGGTTGCCTGGCGCAGGAATGTGGAGATCTGCTGCAGACAGGCCGCGTCATAATATGCAGCGACTGAGTGATACACATACTTCCGCCATCCACCGCTCCACTTGATAATGCCTGGAATGTCGTTGTCGTTGGTCTTGTTTACGACGTGCCAGATGTGTGTCTTCCCGCTTGCACTTGGCCCTGCATAGAGAATATCGATGTAGGGACTAGCATCCTTCTTGTCTGGGTTGCTCATGACTTTGGTTTCCAGTCATACGATCCACCGACGAACTTGCGCTCCTCCATGAGATCGAACTTATAATCAGCGACGATCTTTGCAACGTCGCCAGTCTTCAGGCCGTTTCGAGTTTCCCCGTATGTTCCAGACTCTCCGCCGTTTGCATCGGTCGGCACTGGGATCTCGCGCTCATCAGCCACTTCGATGCGGGCACGATAGAGTCGCTTCGTCAGCAACGAGCGAGGACGCTTCCACTCACCGACACCGACTGTCACCAGTAGGCCATAAACTCCTTCAGGCATCTCGAGCTTGTATTCCACTGCTGGACGATCATGCGAGCTGAAGGCTGGAGCACCCAGTAGGAAGTCACCATAGTTCAACTGCGCGTATGTTCCAGGCTTGGAGATCTCGGACCCGCCGCCAGTCCATGCCCACTGCCACACGGCAAGCATCTCTCGGAGCATAAGGAAGCCGCCGTAGGTTTTGACCTCACGATCAGCACTTCCCTGTGAATAAGCGAAGCTGATGTGGAGGTTGAAGAAGAGGAAGAAGTTCAGTGTGAACCCGCGAAGATCGCGTCGGAACGCGAAGCCGAGCCAGCCGAGATCGCCCCACTCGAGCTTCACTCCACGATCCTTCTTGCCGATAATTGCAACGCCGTGCTTCAGTCTGATCGTTCTCATGACTTTGGCCCCTTCACAATCATCTGCTGATATTCCATGATCTTGTCGTCGAGGACTGAGATGGTGATCGTCAGGTGTTCCTTCTGGCTGGTGCCGTCGTCCATGCGGTTCATGAGCTCGGCCATCAATGCGCGGGACTCTTGAAGGTCCGCGATCATAGCCTGCGGTTGATAATTCTCGAGCGGCTTGCGCTTGATGTGCATCTCACCTGCAGGAACATCAGGATGCTGCAGCAGATCGACACCGAAAAGCTGGCCGATCATGAGCGGTCCTTCTTTGCGGCCGTCATCCACTGGGATCAAAATGTCGAAAAATGTCTCTGCTTCGCCCGCTGCACTGGCCGCTGATCGGAGTGCTGAACGAACCATATCTGTGTCAATCATGCTCATGGGGTTGGTCTCCATTTAATTGGTTATGCTCCCATAATATCACATCATGACTTGTCCACATTTTCGAGGCAGTTATGCACAGGAATGGCTTCAGGGTGAGTCATCTGGAAGAGTGTTGAGTTGTCCACATGGCATCGCGCTTGAGCTTTTTTCGCGGGGGTTGTGAGGCTCATGATCGCAGCGTACAATGAAGGACAGAACCTGAAGTCGGCACCGTGTCGGCGCAAAATAAAAATGCAGGTTCAACGATTTACCTTAATAAAATAAAGAACTCTCAGCGGCAACTGAGAGGTCTATTGTTGTACTCTTGTGGTTCAACGATTTACCTCTGTATAGTAGCACGCCTCGAGTGGGAAGGCAAGGATGAAGAAGACCTCATCACTAGCCGATGCCGTATCTGCAAGGACAATGGCATTGGATCAGAAAAGAAAAGAAAATAACTCCCCCATTGTCAATGACATTGGTAAGAATAACATGGCTGTCAAGCCCCCCATCAACGCAGCAAAAGGCCGCGAGGTGGACCTGATAGCAGACGACCTTGTGCAGCAGTTTGGATCACCTGGATCACGAGCATTTTATTGCAAAGTGGCCTATAGGCTCAGCCGAGAAGTTGTCATGCGCCTTGCTCAGATAGCAAAGGCAGACGGCAACCGATCACCTGGTGGACTGTTCAACGTCCTGGCACGCCGCGAGATGGGCGAGATCTAAAGGTAACGGATCCGTGAGGTTTAAGCCCTAAAGGGCAGGTAGAGCGGAGACCAACCGATCGGCCACCACATAAGGAGGGAACCGACACTCAAGAGAGTCTCTACCTGATGCGATTATAGCTTGAGCTTATCGTATAGAAAAGCACCAACGAAAAGCCTTGACATATAAGCACGGACGGAACATACTAAAAGCACAACCTAAAACAATGGAGACCAACCCATGAAGAATGAAGCACTCAACAACCTTATGAAGCAGCTGGACGTCCTGGCGGATGTGAAGATCTACCCGCTCGGAGCGAAGCTCTATCGTGTCCTGGACAACGGCGACATCCTGATGGAGAAGGTCGGCGGTTATCGCATCGAGATCGATGAAGCTGGCAAGGTCGAGTTCCGTCACATGAACGAGAACAACTACAGCGGCGTCAGCACTCCTGAAACTCATGGAGGTGGCGGCTATGGCACCCGCATCGTCAGCTGGCACTTTGATCGTCGATCAGCCAACAAGGCCGCAGCGCCGTTTCTGGAAGCCGAAAAGAAGAAGAAGATCGAGCGCAACAACGATCGCATCTATGAACTCCAAAAAGAGAATATCAATCTCGGAGTAGGGCTGGGTCAGTAATGCCGATCCACATCCCTGTGCAATACGCTGATCAACCACAGGTGATCGATGTCGAGGTGATCTGCACCCACCCCGAAGCGTATATCGACAAGGCTTGCTGCAGCCCGAACCAGGCACTCGTGGAGTGCGGTTGTGGTGGACAGGACTCAGTAGTCTGCCCGAACCCAAAGTGCCAGGGCATCGATGACAGTGAAGTTGATGACTTGTTCGAGCGCCTCGCAGGCGAACAAGCGGAGGACTGCTGATATGCTCCTCATGCAACACGATCACAAAAACTGGAGTGACACCACCGAAGAGTCGAAGTGGAACCTGAAGATCGCTGTGCTGGCCATGCTGGCTGCGATCTTCATGATGAACGCCACTCGGCCGATCCATAACTTTTTTGCTGTCCGACACAACCGAGCAGTCGTCAATCTACGCAGGTGGCGCATCGCTCACGGCTGGAGGAAGTAGCCATGAGAAGGGTGATGGGTATAATAGTTAATATAGTAGCGGTCCTGGGCTATGTGTCGCTCGTCGTCATGTACGTCTGGTACCGAATATACACTGAAGGAGGTGTGAAGTGATCCAGGAATATATCGACCGTATTGTGAAGAACCACCAGTTCGCTCGAGCTGACTGGATGGAGGAGCAGATCAAAGAAGCTCTCGGTCCGTTCAAGCTGTGGCTCCTGGAGACAACGAACTGGATGTGGCTGGCGAAGCACTTCGATGTCACGATCCACGTTCAGATGATCCCCGACGGCGAAGTCGTCACTATTAAAAAGCACGGTGAGATCTTCGCGCAGCAAGAGTTCACCAGGAACGGAGAAGAGTCATGAGCGGCGATCTACACGATCAGAAAATGCAGTCAGCGATGGCCGACGTCAATATGCAGGACACGGAGTCTCAACGCTCCGATCGCCAGCACATCAGCACTCTAGGCATGAACCGAAAGCAGCGCCGCAAGTTCGCGAAAAACTATGGCCTCTTCCAGGATCACTCAGGTGAAGCCTGGCGGATCGGCAATAAGCACATGAAGGGCGACAAGCAGAATAAGGTTGTCACCCACAGGCTCGGAGACAAGTGATGAAGACGACGGCTGATGAGGTGATCTCGATCATCCAGATCCACGTCCCCGAAGCGAAGTGCCAGGAGAGTCTGCGCGGCGGACTCGAAGGCGTTCTCGCCTGTATATCGAACGATGACGGTCGGCAGCAATCAGAGTGGTTCCCGCTCATCGATGGCCGCGACACCGTGCACAGTAAAGCAAAAATGTTCGCCCGAAAATGGGCAGAAGGAGACCAACCAGAATGACAAAAAGTATCAGCAGCTACCCTGAAGGACAACGGGCAGCGGTGATCAAGCGACGCCTCGCAGGACGCGACCGAGGTAGTGGGTATTTTGCAGCAAAGTCTGCAGCTGAAGCACTGGGGATCCCAGTCCCTGCAGACAAAAAGTTCGGCGGCCGAGCGCCACGCGAACGTGAGGATCGACCGAAGAAGGTCTACCCTACCCGACCAAAGGCATCAATCAAGAACTTTATGAGGGCACAATAATGCGGCGCGTATGGGGCGAACTGGCTGGGAAGAAGATCTCCGTCAGCCCCTTCCTTCAGGATCGCCAGGTGGTGCTTCACGGCCCATCAAAGACATCGAAGAACCCGCTGATGTTTGCTCGCAAGCTCAGCATCATCAACCTCGAGAGCGGCACGATGAGCGGCAACTGCCAACCATCTGAAGCTGTCGAAGTGTTCGTATCTGCAGGCAACAAGGAGATCGTTGAAAGTATGATCGCCAGGTTTGGAGCAAAGAAATGATCGAAGCATACCCACTATCATGGCCAGCGGATCGTCCGCGGACCCCACATTATGATCGAAAAGCTGGACCGAGTCAGATGCCAGGCGGCCGAGTTCGTCAGCTACTCACTAAAGAATTGAAGATGATGGATGTCGATCAGATCGTGATCAGCACCAACGTCGCCACCCGTCGTGATGGCCTGCCCTATGCTGGCCAACGCGAGCCCGAAGATCCAGGCGTCGTTCTATACTTCACCCGCAAAGGGTCAGATATAGCGATCAGCTGTGATCGATGGCGAACCGTTGATGCCAACCTTCGAGCGATCGGACTGACCGTCGAAGCGATCCGAGGCATGGAACGATGGGGCACAGAAGAGATGATCGACCGAGCCTTCACTGGCTTCAAGGCGCTGCCTTCAGCGATCGTCACTCCACCACCCGCAGATCGTGAGAAGCGTCCGTGGTGGGTGGTTCTCGGAACAACTCGAGACGCCTCACCTGCAGACGTGAAGCAAGCATACCGACGCGCCCAGGCAACCGCCCACCCAGATGCAGGCGGCTCGAACTATGACTTCCAGGAAGTCCAGGCAGCTTATGACGAATGGAAGAACTCATGATTGAATATCGAGTTTTATCAGGGGCCAGCGCAAAGAGTCTCGAGGAGCAAGTAGTCGATCTCATGAGTGAAGGCTATCAGCTGCAGGGCGGTGTATCTGTGGCATATGCAAGTGGTGAAAGTAGTCTTCGAGGCGGCGGTATTATATCGGCGCCCTTATTCTCTCAAGCCATGCTAAAAGATGGTCCTGATCGTACAGCTGCAGCAGACAAGCCTGATCGAGATGAATGGATCATGAAGCGACTGAACGACGAGTACCGACAATACTGGAATGAAGAGCAGCAGCTTTATGTGATCACTGAGCAACTAAAGGGTGAAGAAGTCGAAGTCTGGAAGCCGACACGCGACGAACTCATCGAGGACGTCGGCCGCGCATACGACGATGAGTTCTCTGAATGATCTCCGACTATGGCGTGCGGGTTATGATCAACGCGGCCCATATAACCAACGAGAGCAGCAACGTGGATCCTGCAGACTTTGACGGCGATGACTTCATTGTGATGGCCAGACTCGATGCAGTGCGGCAGCAGATGGTGTCAGATCCGAAGTATGATCGGCGGATCGAGGACGTGCTGAAGGCGATGGAGATGGTGGATCTGGAGATCATTATTGCCGCCCGCTTCTTTGCTGCACTCAACATGATCAGCGACCAGAAAAAAGGTCATTGACATCACAAGCACGAACGGTATATACTAGGGTTACAACTAAACAAAGGAGACCAACCTATGCCAGGACCAGATAACAACTTAACAGTGCAGGATCAAGAGCACCTTCCGAACAGCCCACAGGCTGAGATGATGGTGTCACGCCAGGCACAAGAAGTGCAGGCCGCGATGATCGCTGCAAAGCGGTTCCCTCGTGATGAGTTCCGTGCGATCGAACGCATCAAAGCCACCTGCCAGCGTCCAACGCTCGCAGCCCAGGCGGTCTATCGATACCCGAAGGGCGGTCAAAGCGTCTCAGGTCCATCGATCCGACTTGCTGAAGCACTCGCCCAGAACTGGGGCAACATGGACACAGGTATCATCGAACTCGAGAACATCAACGGCGCCAGCACTATGATGGCATATGCCTGGGACCTCGAGACCAACACACGCGTCACAAAGATCTTCACCGTCGAGCACAAGCGCGACACGAAGCAAGGCAGCAAAGCGCTGACCGATGGCCGCGACATATACGAGGCAACTGCGAACTTCGGAGCCCGAAGGATGCGAGCTTGTATTCTAGCGATCATCCCAGGTGACGTCGTGGACATGGCCGTTGAAGAGTGTAAGGCAACCGTGGCAGCTGCAGACAAGCGCCCAGTCGAAGA